TCTAATCGGGTTTTACCCCGTTGGTATTTCCCGTGCGTCTCTTTGCGTTCTAGCCGTATCCAGGCTATTTTGAGCCATTTAGGTGTCTTTGTGGCAAGGAAAAGCCTTTCCGTGTGTGTGGTGCGCTGTGCCTAAACCGAAAACGGGCGTGGGTCGAGGTGCTAAGGCACAGCCGATAGAAACACATCGGCTACGTGGCAACCCGTCACATAAGGCTTTACCGCCTGCACCGACACATGACACGGCTGTTGTGGTGGTGCATTTAGATGCTGTGCCACCTGTGCCAGCCTGGTGTGATCCGTATGGTGCGCAGGTTTGGCAACAGTTGTGGTCTGCTGGTCGACGTCATCTGTCTGATGAGCATGACATGGTGATGATGTGTCTGCTGGTTGAGAAGTTGCAGGTGTGTCAGGCTTTGCGCGTGTGGCTTGGCACTGATGTGCGTAATCGTTGGTATACGACTGCGAACGGTCAAACCGTGACACACCCAGCGGTTAAGCAGATCGAGCAAGCCGATGCGCAGATCACTGGCTGGTTACAGTTGATGGGTTTCCCTGTGTCCGATCGTGCACGTTTAGGTTTGTTCGAGATCCGTGTTGCAAATGAGTTAGATGACTATAGACGCAGAAATCAAAAGCCTAGCAACCTGGTCGACTAAACGGCTGTCGGGTAGCGATGACGCTGCCGATGTTGTCGATTTTGCACGCACGTTTCTACATGTTGACAAGGGTATGCGTGCTGGTGAGCCGTTGTTGTTGGTGCAGTGGCAGGTCGATTTGATGCATGCGCTTTATGAACGTCGTGCTGATGGTCGTCGCCGTTACCGTCGTGCGTTGATCGGGTTAGGGCGTAAAAACGGCAAATCTTTGCTAGGTTCATTGGTTGCGTTACATGGTCTAGTTGAAGGCGGTATGGGTGCTGAGGTGTATGCTGCTGCTGGTGATCGGCAGCAGGCGCGTATCGTGTTTGAAACTGCGAAACAGCAGGTGTTGCGGTCATCTGCGTTGAGCGGTATTTGTAAGGTGTATCGTGATGCGATCGCTGTGCCTGCGACTGGTGCGGTGTTGCGTGTCTTGTCGTCTGATGCGAAGTTGCAACAAGGATTGTCGCCGTCGACGGTTGTATTCGATGAATTGCATGTGCAACGTGATGCCGATCTGTGGGATGCGTTGACGTTAGGTAGCGGTGCGCGTCTAGATCCGATGACTGTCGCTATCACAACGGCTGGCTACGACCTGGAATCTCTGTGTGGCAAAATGTATCAATACGGGAAACGTGTTGTGTCAGGTGAGATCGATGATGAAGCGTTCGGTTTTTGGTGGTGGGAAGCGTCAGCCGATTGCAAGTTAGATGATGAGCAGCAGTGGTTGCTGGCGAACCCCAATTTGGCTTATGGGTTGATCGATCGTGAAGATTTCGCTGTCGCTGTAAAGCAGACCAGTGAAAGTGCTTTCAGGCGTTACCGTCTGAACCAGTGGACTCGATCTGTTGAGTCGTGGCTACCTGTCGGGTCGTGGGAAGCGTGTGTATCGACGCGTGTGCTCGATTTGGCTTTGCCTGTGTATGTGGGTATCGATATGGCGTTAAAACATGACTCTATCGCTGTGGTGATTGCACAGCCGCAAGATGGTGTGGTGGTGACACGTGCGAAGATTTGGTATCCTAGCGATGCGCCGTTAGATGTCGCTGCTGTTGAGTCACATTTGCGTGAATTACATTCGATCTATGATGTGCGCGAGTTCGCGTATGACCCTGCGTATTTTCAACGCAGTGCTGAAATGTTGGTTGATGATGGTTTGCCTATGGTCGAGTTTCCACAGTCGCGCACCCGTATGATACCTGCGTGTGGCAATGCGTTTGAATTGATTGTCAACCAACGTGTGGCGCACGATGGTGCGCCGCAGTTCACTGATCAGGTGTTGTCTGCTGCGCAACGTATGACTGATGAGGGGTGGCGTTTGAGCAAAGGCAAATCGAAGCGCAAGATCGATGCTGCTATTGCGCTGTGTATTGCATTAGACCGTGCTACACTTAGCACTAAGATTTCTGCAACACCATCTGTTGTCGATGTTTGGAGTAGTTGATGCGCGAGAAAATCACGACAGGGCTGGAGATATTTGGCATGATGTTGACTGTTGTTGGTATCGCATTTTTTAACATACCTATCAGTATCGTGTTGGCTGGTGTGTGGGCGATTGTGGTGGGTCTGTTCATATGAGTTTGTTCAATCGTGAACGTCGCGCATTGCCCACTTCGATAGATCCGTATCAGATCACCGCACGCCCGTATTATAACAATTACAGCGGTGAGTTGGTCACTGAAACCAATGCGTTCGCGTCGTCGGCTGTTTTGGCTTGTGTGTCTTTGATTGCAGATTCGATTGCTTCTATGCCACTGGAGTTGACGCGTGTGCGTGCAGGTCGTATCGAAGCGATGCCGACACCTAGTGTGTTGTTAAAACCGAATGCATATCAGTCGATGTTCGAGTTTATACACCAGGTGGTTGCGACGTTGGCTTTGCATGGTTGTGCTTTTATCTACGCACCGCGTCGCGCTGGTGAATTGCCTGTTGAAATGCGTGCTATACACCCACATCTGATCAAAGACAGGTCAGATGACACGAATGGCGAGATGTTCTATGAATTGTATGGCACACGTTACGAAGTGAGCGATATACGTGTCATCAATTGGCTGGTGTTGGCTGGTATGCGTCGAGGTATTTCACCGCTTGAATCGCAACGCAACACGATCGGCATGGGTTTGGCTATGGATAGATTCTTAGCGCAGTTTTATGGTGAAGGTGCAACACCGTCGAGCGTGTTAGAGTCTGATAAGCCTGTTACACCTGAACAGGCGACGATTTTGCGTGATACTTGGGCTGATTCACATCGTCAAAATCGACGACCTGCTGTGCTTAGCAACGGTTTAAAGTGGCGATCGATCACAACCAGTGCAGCCGATATGCAGATGTTAGAGCATCGTGAAGCGATCATACGTGATATCGCTCGTGTGTATCGTGTGCCGTTGCACATGATCAATGGCACTGGTGGCGATTCGCAGACTTATCAGAACATCGAATCTATGGGCACGAATTTTGTGCGTTTCACGTTGTTGTCGTGGATGCGACGTGTTGAAGATGCGATCAGTGAGATGTTGCCGATCACGCAACGTGTGCGGTTCAACGCCGATGAGTTGATGCGTGCTGATGCGATGACACGTGCGAAGGTGCAACAGACACAGATCATGTCTGGCACGTTGACACCGAATGAAGCGAGACAAGATGATGACCGTGAGCCGTATGATGGTGGCGACCAGTTTGTGATCGGTATCGCTGGTGCACCGATTTCAGGTATCGCTGGTGGCGATCTGCCGTTGCTTGGCACAGATCCGCAGAAACCACAACCCTGATGCCATACGGTATCAGTAGCGAGCAATCTGATTGCGCTGGTTACGCAGCAGTTAAGATACACGATGACGGCAGTGTTGAGACGATCGGCTGTCACGAGAATAAACAAGATGCGATAGATCAAATGGTGGCGGTGTCGATCGCTGAAGACATCGAACCAGTGGGTGATATCGATGTGCGTGTGTTACCTGACAACTATCGACCTGCGTTATCTGACGATGTGCCTGAAGGTCGTGCATGTGGCAATTGTGTTCACTATGAACACGATGACGCACATGGTGAAGGTGACGACGAGATGGCTTACTGTTCTAGATGGAATGACTACGTATACGCCAATTTTTATTGTAACGCCTACGTCATACATGAAGCAGACCACGATGAACAAAGGGTGGTTGATCTAAGTCTGCCTGACTATATTCGTGACGCTGCGGTGATCGGGCTTGAATATAACGCCGAAGGTCTTGCAGGTGATGGGTTGACTGATAAAACTGTGCGTGAAGCCAGGCTACTCGCCGATGGGCAGGTCAGTGAAGACAAAGTGGTGCGTGCTAATGCGTGGGCTGAACGTCATGCTGTCGATTTAGATGCTGCTAAAAACAGCGATTTTAACAATAAAGATTTTCCTGGTGCTGGTGCAGTTGCACACTATTTGTGGGGTATCAATCCGTTAGACCCGCAGCCAGCGCGTGAATGGTATGCACGAAAATCAGAGCAAGTGAAAGCCGAACGTGCTAAAGCACCGTTGCAAGATAATGGAAAAACACGAAACGCTGCAACGGTGTATGATAAAAAAGATATGGAAACGATGATCAATACAGCACATTGGGTGTCTAGTGCGTTAGATAAACGTCGCAGTGTTGCCTACACCACGCTCGAATTGCGTGCAGAAGGCGACGGTAACACATTCGTTGGCTATGCTGCTCTATTCGATTCACCTAGTGAACCGATGCCGTTCGTCGAGTATGTGCGTGCTGGTGCATTCACTAAAACGTTAAACGATGGTGCAGATGTGCGCCTGTTGATCGACCATGAAGGTGTGCCGTTAGCACGCACAAAATCTGGCACGTTGATGTTAGAAGAGGATGATCGCGGGTTGCGTGTTGAAGCAGAACTCGATCCGATGAACCCTGACGCACAGCGTGTCATATCGGCTATGCGTCGTGGCGATCTATCACAAATGTCGTTCGCATTTCGCACGGTCAAAGATTCTTTTAGTGCTGACGGTATGGTGCGTGAATTGCGTGAAGTGCAGTTGTTTGATGTTAGTGTTGTAACCTATCCTGCATATGAAGATACTATTGCAGAGTTACGTCGTGCTCAACCTGTTACCGTTGAAACGGCAGGTTCTTTGCTGGTGCGCAAGCGTCAGATACAAATAGCCCGCCAACGTTAGCCGAGCCACAGCCGACATCGTTAAGATGTCACTGGTAGGTTTCACTCGTCGTATTATCAACCCACGAGTTACTAGGAGAAACACAAAATGAAATACACGCAATTATTGAGTGAAAAACGCGATGCTGCGCTTGCGCAGGCTGAGCAGGTTACACAGATCGCTGTCGATGAAAAGCGCGATCTGACAAGTGGTGAAGACGAGTCAATCGCTCAAGTGCTTGAACAAGTGCGTGAACTTGATGAACAAATCAAGCGTCATGAAGAACTTGAAGCACGCCAGGCTGTTCTCGCTGAGACACGCAAAGACAAGCAATTCGAAGTGGCAGTCGGTGGCACAGTTGTGAAATCTGAAGCCCGCACCTACTCACCACAAGCCGAATCGTCATTCTTGAAAGACGCTTACGCAGCACAATTCTCAAACGATTATGCAGCACAACAACGTCTGTCTCGACACATGAACGAAGAAAAGATTGAACGTCGTGATGTTACTAGCGCAAATTT